ACGCCTGCGCCGCCGCTGCCTGTGCCGCCTCGCGCCCGCGCGGCAGGGCTTGGCGGTAGGCTTCCCGCGCCTTGTCCAAAGCCGCGCCCACCTCGTCGGCGGACACCGTCGCCCGATTGCCCTGCACCCCGTCATACGCCCCTGCGCCCGAAGGCCGTTTGAAACTGGCAAACTCCGCCGCCATCCCCTCCTGCGCCGCGTGCCGGTCGCCGCTCTTGCCGCTCAAATACGCGCCGACGGAATCAGCACGCTTGTCAAACAGCAGATACGCGCCCACCACATTGATTTGATTCTGCCGCGTCCAGCGCATATCGGCAGGGATTTTCCCCTTGCGTACCGCCTCTTTCAGCGTCGCGGGCATGATTTGGAACAGCCCCGCCGCCCCCGTCGCGCCGCCCGCGCCCTCGTGTTTTTTCTGCGCCTGCTGCACATCCGCCGTCGTCATTGAATCGAAGTTCAGCCCTTTCTCGCCGTTCATCGAATGGTGCGAAGCCGATTCCGCGTGGAAAATCCCGCCCTTGCCCGTACTGCCGCCCAACGGAATCACCACATCAATCGAACCGTCGTCCTTAACGCCGTTAATCACCGCCTGCGCCCCGTCGTGCGCCGCCTCATCGTCGCGCTGACCCTGCAAAGCCTTATCCAGCCGCGCCGCCGTCTCCGCGTCCATCGCCGGGCGGAAACGCTCCAACAAAGCCTGCGCTCGCGCCGTATCGTTATTGTCCAGTGCACCCATCACCGCCTGCCCGAAAAAGCGCGAACCCGCAGCCGTCAGCTCCGACAACGTTTTCTCTTCGCCCCAACCGTTAAGCACGGCCGACTTCAACACCGCCTCATGCAAACCGCGAGCGTTTTCGTCCAACGCAGCATCATCGCGCCAGTTCGCCGCAATCCCGTTACCCCTGTTCTGCACCGTCGCCGCATTGGTTTCCGCCTGATACGTCTTAAACTGCTTGGACAAATGCGTCATCGCCGCCCCGCGCAAATCCGCCTCCATTGCCACAAACGACTTTTGCAGCATCCGCCGCTGCTCGTCATTGCCCAAGCCCGCCGAAATCTCCTCAAACCGGTCGCGAAAAGCCTTGCCGTACTCATCCGACAAAGCCATCCCGCTGTCGCGCTGCAACGCCCGCAACCCGTGTTGGTTGAACAAACCCTTTTCCGGGTCGTGGCGCAACTCGTCCGCAAAGGCCGACAACTGATTGCGCGCATCCTCTGTGCGCGTCTCATTGATTTCCTTTGCAATCTGCAAAGCAAAATCCGACAACTGCCCGCCGACACCCGTTGCAGCCGCCCCGAAAGCCGAAGCCTGACGCCCAGCATCCGGCACATTCGGCGCATTAAACCGCGCCTGCGGCAGCGCATCCGGCATAACCGAAAAATTGTCCTGCGTCGGCACCCTCATTTTTTCCAACCTCCGTTCAGGGCATACAAACCATAAATCGGGTCATCGTTTTCAGACGGCTTCCCGCCGCCCGCCAACGCCCCGCTTTTTTGCAGACGATACCAACTGTCGGCCACACTCACCGCTCCCGTCAGCAAAGTAGCCCCTGCGGCAAGGGAGGGCGAAGGAGACGAAGCCCGCGCCATCCCCGCCTGCGTCCGGTAATCCGCCGCCTGCGTCCGGTAGCCCCAAGCCTCCATCAGCGCGTTTGCTTCAATCTGCTGTAAATCCGCTTCTTTGAAAAACTCCGTCCCAGCCCGCGTCTCCGCCGCCGAGCCCACCGACAAATCCACCCCTGCCGCCGCCTGCTGCGCCTTCTGCTGCGAGATGGCGTAGCCCGCCTGCAAGGAACGCTGCCCAGCCCGCTTCTGCCCGGCCGCCAGCGACTGTTTGGCCGCCAATTCCGACATCCGCGCATTGTGCTGCGCCAGATACGCCTGCAAATCCGCCTGCGTGCGCTGCGACTTGGCTGAATAGAAACTGCCCGCCACCTGCCCGGCCAAACCGAAAAGCTGCGTTGCCAAACCGGCGTAGGCCGCCCCTTTAGAACTGCTGCCCGACTGCGTCATCTCACACTCCTCCGTTCAAAGCCTGCGCCTGCGCCAGCGAGTGCGCCACATCCGCCCCCTGCTGCGCCAAAGCCGCCTGCTGCTGCACCTGTTGCGCCTGCGCCCGCTGTTCGCGCAACGCCTGCACCACCTGCGGGTTCGCCAGCAGCTTCGGCTCAACCCCCAGCGCGTCGGCGTAATACTGCGCCCACGCGTCCGCATCAAACACATCCAGCACCTCCGGCTTCACCTGCGACACCGAAGACACCGCCGCCACAAAGCGGTCGATGCTGTTCACGCCGACCGCCTTCTGCGCCTGCGCCAGAATCGAAAGCAGCACCACATTCAAAGGCTGCCCCTGCAACTCGTCCGGCGGCGGCGGCACAAGCCCCGCCTCGTCCATCGCCGCGAAGGTCAGCGCAATCAGCGGGTCGATCAGCTCGTTTTGCAGACGCTCCAACACCGGCCCCAGCATCAGCATCTTCTCCTCATGCCGCTCCGCCACCTCCGTCGCCGTCATATTCGTCCGGTCAGCCCCCGAGAGCATCAGAAACAAATCCGCATAAAAGGCCGCCTGAATCCGCCGCCGCACATCCTCAATGTCCGTCAGCAGCGCGTTTAAATCCAAACGCACCTCGAAAGCCGAACGCACCACATCCTGCCCGTCGAAATACGAAATCCCGCCCGGCAGGAAGTCGTCCCGCCCCCGCATGCTGTTGGGCACCACCAAAGGCGGATTGGTCTGGTAATCGATGGCCGCCGACTTGCGCAACTGCTCGCTTTGCAGTTGCAGCACATCACCCAAAGCCTTCATCGCCGGGGAGTGTCCGTACACATCGTTGCCCGACACCGCCCAGCGCGGCGCGAGTACCGGAAAGCGCGTGAACCCGCCCTCGCGCAGCACCTTGTCATCCTGCGCCCCCAATTCCAGATACACCGAAGCAAACGGCATGTTCTTGCCGTCGCGCTTCTCACCGTCCCGCCTGCGGCGCGGCTCGATGGCATGCAGCACCGTAACCGCCGTGTCATACTCCCCCCGCTCGTACAACTCCCGCGCCGAACGGCTCACCGCCTCCAAGCCGAACTCATCCACCAGTGCGCCCACCGTCAGATCGAACTCACGGTACAACGTGTCCGGCTCGCCCCGGTAATTCACCGCCAGCGCAAACTCCCCCGCCGTCAGCGGATAACAGCGCACAACATCGTCGAAATCCGGCAGCACCAACACCGCCGCCGTGCCGAACGCCCCCAATTCCTCATAAACCGAATGCAGCGCACCGTACACGTTAGACCGCGCGAACACCGCCAGCATCAGCCGCTCCACCTCCGAGAGCCACACCTTCACCGCATGCACCGAGTTCAAAGCCTCATCCGCCACCGCCAGCCGAAACCACGGCCGCGAAGGCGAAGTCAGCCCGCCCATCAGCCCCGCCGACAATACATCCAGCGCGCGCATCGCCGTGTTGTCGTAGATTTTGTGGCGGCGCAGCCTGTTCCTATCCTGCGGCGAAAAGCGCGAAGAACGCGGCAACACATTCTCCGCAATCTCCCGCCAATGGCCGTCCCACTCCGAACGCTCGCTTTTCAGCGTGCCCCAACGCCGCAGCACATGCCGCCGAAGAGCCCCGTCCATCTCAACCCCCCAGCAGCGTGTTTTTGCCCAATACCGGCTTCGTCTCGCCCTGCGTCAAAAACGTCGAACCCGCCCCGCCCTGCGCCGCCAGCTTCTGCGCCGCCAGAATCCCCACAGAATCCGGCTGCTTCTGATTGGCGCGGTTGAAATCCTGATCCGCCTGCGCCGCCTGCCTGTCCGCCGCCGCCTTCTGCTGCTGCGCCGCCTGCCGCTGCGCCTTCTCCTGCTTGTTCCCCTGCACAATACTTGCGCCTGTACCGATGGCCGCAATCGCGGCCGTAACATATGGAATTGCTGCCGGCATTTCATACCTCCTTAAAAAAAACACACTCTTCAACACGCGCCCTCTGCCGTTGCAGCAAACGCGCGAACACACTGTCGGGCTTGGCGTGATACAACACACACCCTGCCCCCTTCTCCTTCGCCGCCGCCTCGAAGGCCGCCATCAGGCGCAAGCCCGTGCGACCCTTGCGAAACTGCGGCAACACAAACAGCAAATCATGCTGCCCCACCAAAAACGCATAATGCGTATGCCGGACAACAAAGCCCGACACATAACCCGCCAACAGGCCGTCTGAAAACGCCGCAAACGCCACGGCATTTCCCGCATCCTCCATCGCCCTGTACACATCCAAATCCAAGTCGGGCGGCACATCCGAAAAGCCCGCCTCCGTCTCCTGCCAGTGTTCCCGCGCCAACGCCTTCGCCTGCCCGAACCACTCCGACACCCGCACCGCTTTAATTTCCAACATCACACACCTTCCAGACGGCTTACCATTACCAAAGCCATCCTATCCCCGACCAAAATTTATCACGGGTACATTCCCCGCAGAAAAACATAATCCATTGATTTAAAACAAAACAAAATCATTAAAACGGATGGTACTCCCGACGCGCCCGCGCCGCATCCGCACCGCCCGTCCCGCGCGGCAACACCGGAAACGCAAACGACAGCACCAGCGCATCCGCCCTGTTCGGCGAAGGCACACCCCGCGCCTTCATATCCTTCTTACTTTCTATCTGGATTTTCCCGTCCGCCCTCGGCACAATTTCAGGGGCTTGCAACTCATCGCGCAGAGTCGGGTCGTCGGGAATCGCCCCGCCGTCTTTGAGCCAGTCGCGCGCCGCCTTCCACATTTCCGCGCGCTTGTTCAAACAACCCGCATCGTCCGACTTATTCGCAAACCACACCAAAGTCCAAAACCTGCCCAAACCCTCGCCTGCCGACTTAATCCCCGTGCCGCATCCCGCGTCAATAAACACCGCGTCCGCCCCATGCTCATCCTCATAACGCGCGATTTTCTGCGCCGCGATTAAGTCATTGTCGTTTTTCGCAAACGTCTCCAAAATCCTGAACACCAAACCCTGTCGCAACCCAATCACAAACTCGTCATCCCCCTCCCACGCAGGGTCAACCGTCAAAATCTTCGGCGCGAACGCATACGCACCCTCCGGCACATGCCGCCCGTAGGCTGCCGCCACATCCGCCTCGGAAATAAACTGCCGCGCACTCATACTCGGAAACATCCCCCTTACACGCACCTTGAAAAAATCACTCTCTTCCCCGTAGTCCTCCGCCCACTTCGCTATCTGCGCCTTATTTGTCCCCTCCACCGTCCTACTATCGATTTGCGCGTGATTCCAGCGGTGCTTATAACGGCGGAAACACTCCCTGAATCTGCCAGTGTTGCGCGTCGGATTGCCGAACGCCACCCAAATAATCTCCGTCTCCTCATCCGTCAGCGCACCCTCCGCCACCTCCCACACCCTGTCCGCAATCGCCGAAGCCTCGTCAAACACCAGTAAAATCCTCTTGCCCTTATTGTGCAAACCCGCAAAAGCCTCCGTGTTATGCTCGCTCCACGGCACAAAATCCGCCCGCCACGTCTTCGCGTGCGACTTATCCCGCACCGCGATACTCGTCGCCGACACATCGAACCACTCCCGCGTAATACTCAAGCGCTGCCACTTCCCCACCTCCGGCGCAGTCTTCGTGCGCAACTGTGTATCCGTATTGGAAGTCAGCACCACCTTACAATCGTCGCAGGTACTCAAAGCCCAGTTCACCAACATCCCGATAAACGCCGACTTCCCGATACCGTGCCCCGAAGCCCGCGCCAGCATCAGCGGCATATAACGCGTTTCAGGATTCTGCAAATGTGCCGCAATCTCCCCGAACGCCTGCGCCTGCCACGCCCTCGGCCCAGCATAGCCGTCCAACTCGCCATACCCCCAATCGAAGGCAAACCGCGCCCACGTCAAAGGGTCAAAACGGCAACGCGCCGCCGCATCCGCAATCACATCATCATTCGTCATCATTCAGACGGCCTCTCGCCCGCACCAGCCGCTCGGCCAGCGACACATCCACATCCAGCTTCACCTTATCGTTGAACATCCCCAAATGCCGCGCCAGCGAATCCAAAGCCGCCCGCGCATCCTGAAAGCGCAGCTTCGACACCGATACCGCCAAACCCTCGTCGCCAAACTCCTCCACCTCGAAGCCCTGCACCGCCATCCCCATCTCCGCCGACCACTGCGAAGGCGGCTTCAAAGACCCGTCATCCCTAAAAAAAAGCCGCTTGTCGCAGCCCTCCACAATACGCCGGTAGCGTTCCACCACCCACTCCTGCGTAATTTCCGTTTTAATTTTTAATTCCTCCTGCCGCGCCTGAATCGCTTTTTGAATATTAGGTTTTGCAAGGTTCTCCGCACCTATCACAGATGCCGTCTTCGCACTGTATCCCGCCCGGACAGCCGCCTGCGTCGCATTCAAATCCACCAAATACTCCTCAACAAACCGCTGCTGCTTATCCGTCAGCATCGCAATCCCTCCACTTTGCCGTAATCACATACCGCCGCTCGAAACGGCAAATCTTCCCCACCGCCGACACACTCAACCCGAAGGCTTCCGCCAAATCGGCATACGACACCCCCCGCGCATTCAACGCCCGAATCCGCCCCACATCCTCATCTGACAACTTCGCCACCGGATGCCGCTCCCCGAACACCCGCCCGTACCTGCTCACCTCACTCATGATTACCCCTCCAGTAGCAAACCCTTTTCCGCCAGCCGCACCATCGTCCGCATCACCCCCTCGGCAAAGGCCGTCTGAATTTCCCCTTCCGCACAATCCGCCTTCAGCCGCCCGTCGGCCAGATCGTGACAGTGCGAACAGGCATATCCGACTGCATAGCTTCCTGTTTCATTGCCCCTCCAACTGTCTGCCGCCACTCTAATACAAGTCCT